TCGAGCATGACCGACGAGGACCGGGCCGAGTACACCAGGAAGCAGCGTGCTGCCGAGAAGGCCGAGGAAGAGAAGCGCGAGCAGGCCGCGCGCCTGGCAGCAGGCCGCGCCCGCGACCAGTGGCGCAAGGCCGAGGGCATTCCGGTCGTGCATCCGTACCTCGCGCGCAAGCAGGTACCGGCCGAAGGCCTGCGCGTCGGGCTCGACGGTCGGCTACTTATTCCCCTGGTTCGTGGTGGCCAGCTGCTCGGCCTGCAGAAGATCGATGCTGCCGGTGAAAAGATGCTCAACAAGGGGATGGACGCGATCGGCGTCGCGCATGTGCTCGGCAACCTGGTCGGCGCTCCGATCATTGCAGTCGGCGAGGGCTACGCGACCTGTGCCAGTGCCCGCCTGTCCCTCGCCCCTGGCTACGATCTCCCCGTCGTCATCGCCCTCAACGCCGGCAACTTGATACACGTCGCCAAGGCGCTGCGCCAGCGCTATCCGAACGCGCACCTGCTGCTGTTGGCCGACGACGACTACCTGCTGGTTGAGCGCTACGTCGAGTGCTTGCTGGAAGAGTTCAAGGTTTCCGTCCAGGTGCCGATCGACGGTGCAACGCATCGCGTCACCGCTGATGACGGTGAGCAGGTCGAGGTGATGGCGCGGTGGCGTGCCGATGTCCAAGGCATCCGGTACATCGAGGCCGACGTCCGCAAGGGCCGCGTCGTTCGCACGCCCACGTTCACGAATGCCGGCGTGGCCAGCTGCCATGCAGCGGCTGCGGCCGTTGGCAATGCCTCGGTGGCCGCGCCACTGTTCACGATCGACAGGGCAGGGCGCAAGATCACGGACTGGAATGACCTCCATATCGAGGAAGGGCTGGATAAGGTCGCTGCGCAACTCGGGGTTTCCCTCCTCGCTGCGCAGCAGCGCAATACCGATTCTCCCGTCGAGCCCACGCAAGCAGCCGAGGGCGACGGCGATGCCGACCCGCTGTTCGACCAAGCAGTGGCAGTAGTGTTGCAGCATCGCCGCCCGTCGATCTCCGTGGTGCAGCGTCACCTGCGTGTCGGGTACAACCGCGCCGCTCGCTTGCTCGAGCAGATGGAGCAGGCCGGAGTTGTGTCCGCGATGTTGTCGAACGGCGACCGTGAGCTCCTGGCGCCGGCGACAGCCGGTGCCTCCCTTTCCCTCGCTGCGAAGCAGCGCAATATCGATTCTCCCCCTTCCCCCCACGCGGAAGCGGCCGACGTGCAGTCGCCTGCGTCCCCCGCTCCCCCCGCTGCGGAGCAGCCGCGCGCAAGCGCGAATGAGGAGCCGCCGCCGCACTTTGACGAGAGATTTGGTGAGAATGCGCAGCATGGGCCGAGCCCTGCCGGCGACGCTTCGCGCGCGGGGGCGGGGGACAGTGACGACGGCGAAGACCAGAGCGAGCAAGACGAGAAGCCTTCGAAGGACAAGCCCAAGAAAGTGTACGGCCGCGACCACTGGGACAAGGTCGACGACGTGCTCGACAACTTCATCCTGGTCTACGGCGAGGACATGGTCTGGGATTGCCGCCACCGGATGCTGATGCGCCTCTCGGCGATGCGTACGATCGTGGCCAACAGCGACGTCATGAAGTTTTGGAGCGGCGACGCGCGCAAGTGGGTCCTCAAGAAGAACATCGTCTTCGATCCGAAGATGACGCCTTCGCCGGCAGTCAGCGGCCCGACGGCGACAGTGAACCTGTTTAACGGCTGGCCCATGAAGCCCAAGAAGGGCGAATGCTTGCAGATCCGGACGCTGCTGTATCACCTGTGCAACGGCGACGAGGAGCTGGAGACCTGGATCTCGCGGTGGCTTGCCTACCCGCTCCGCAACCCGGGCGCCAAGATGCAGACCTCGATCATCATGCACGGCGACGAGGGCTCTGGTAAGAACTTCTTCTTCGAGGGCGTCGTCAAGGCAATCTACGGCGAGTACGGCTACGTGATCGGCAACGACCAGCTGGAATCGAAGTTCAACGACTGGGCCAGCATGAAGCTGTTCATGGTGGCCGACGAGGTCGTGACCCGGGCCGAGCTCAAGCAGATGAAGGGCAAGCTCAAGGGCCTGGTCACCGGCGATACCGTGATCGTCAACCCGAAGGGCATGCCCGAGCACGTCGAAAAGAACCAGATGAACTTCGTGTTCCTGTCCAACGAGCTGCAGCCGCTCGCCCTGGACAAGACAGACCGTCGCTACCTGGTGGTGTGGACGCCGCCGGCGCTCGGTCGCGAGTTCTACCTGGGCGTCGACCGCGAGATTCAGCAGGGCGGCATCGAGGCGTTCTACCACTACCTCATGTACGAGCTGGACATGGGTGACTTCACGGCCCACACCAAGCCGATCTACAACGACGCCAAGGACAGCCTGATCGAAAAGAGCCTGGCGCCGGCCGAGCGGTTCTATCGCGAGTGGTCACGCGGCTACCTACCGCTGCCGTTCATCACAGTCAGCGTCAACCAGCTGTACGACGCATTCAAGGTCTGGTGCGCCCGATCCGGCGAGCCCATGTACACGTCCATGACGGCCTTCAGCCCGATGGTCGCGCGCTACGCCGGCGACACGATGCGCAAGCACCTCATCAAATACGACCTGGGCAGCAAGGTGAAGCAGCGCATGGTGTTTCTGGTCGGCGACCAGCCGCCCGGCAAGTCTCTGGCCGAGTGGGCCGAAGGGTCGAGCGCCCTTTTCGAGACGGACCTGCGGTCCTACCGGAGCCGATATGGAGCCAATGTGGACAGTGAGCCTTAACACGGCGGCGATGCCTTCACATGGATAAAGCCCGTAGATAAAGGGTTTGTGAACGGTGTGAATGGTGTGAACGGTGTTCCCTCATGTGCGTGTGCGCGCGATAGGCCGGGCAAAACAGAGGAAAGAACAGAAATGATTGGGCCAATCTTTGCTAATTAACTCTTCATACCCTTCACACCATTAATAAAGGTAAAAAAAACAAAGAGATAGAGATGTTAAGGGTAGGTGAATGGTGTGAACGGTATGTGAACAGGCAATTTTTCGATGGGAGACGGTAGATGGCGAAAGGTGGGATGAGGGAAAAGATGCCGACAGTCGCTGCGTGGATCGACAAGCTGCGCGACGCCTTCGGTGCCGAAGAGATTGATGCGCAGATCAGGAAGGGCATGCGCGGCGAGCCAGTGTTTTTCGCAAGCGAGAACGGGTTCACAGTCGGCACCCCGAGCCCCCCTCGAGTCAGGGTGCAGTGGGACGAGCGAGGCCTGCCTTACGTCATCGAGCCGGGCCAGCAGCAAAGCACGAAGGGATGAGCGCCATAGAGCGCTGGGAAAACTGGAAGGGTGAAAGGGGTTTAACGATGGGAGCAGGGTTGGAAATGGAAGCGATTTTTGGAAGTACTGGCCAGGCCGTGCACGTGGCCTTCGTGGTGATGAGCCAGCCGGCGATGCAGGACGCGCCGATGCGCAAGGCGCTGATCCGCGTGCTGGAATCGATCAGGCTTGAGGACAAGCAGCGCGCCTGGCTCGACCAGCTGCGCGGCCAGCCGTCCGAGTCGGTCAACTTCGGTGGCCTGAGCGGTGACGAGGTGCGCGCGCAGTGCGCGATGATCACCCAAGCCGTCAAGCACCTGCCGAAGCCGGAGATGTGGACGCTGCAGGCGAAGTACGGCCACGTCGAGTTCGAGGACATCGCACCGGCGGATCTCACGGGCGAGCAGCTGGCCGACGCCTTCGACCGCGCGACCAAGCAGGTCGAGGCGGCGACGGCAAAGATGCGCCAGGCGCGGGTTGCGCTCGAGGCGTCGCGGGAGCAGTATCTGGCAAGCCAGGGCCGCATCACCAGTGCAGACGTGGAGGCTACGATCCGCAACCAGTACGAGGCCGCGCGCGACGATGTGCGCGATGCTGGTGGCGAACTGGCGCGAGCCGAGGCGGCAGCCCGAACCGTGCAGATCGCGATCGACCGCGCCAAGGGCGGAGTGACGGACAGCGGCCGACCTACCGGTGGGCAGTCCCGTCGCTTCGCTTTCTCGGCCGAACGAATCGAGGCCATCAAGGGCCTGTCCGATTGGCTCCGGCCGCAGTTCCCGCGCATCAAGCCTCTCGCCCTGGATTGCATGCTGGGCCGGCTGTTCGCCAACCATGCAAAGGTCGGCGTCACGTTCCGCGACCTAGCCAATTCGTTCGGCGGCAACCCGATGCTCTACCAGCGCGCGTCGTTTAAGATGAGCAACAAGCTGCGCGAGCTCGAGGACATGGCGATCAAGCGTCTGGAAGAGCGGCTCGTCAATGATGGTGTTGCATTGCCGACAGAAATTGATTGACGGCATTGTTACAGCACATGTATATTTTCGCCATTCTCGAAGCAATTACGCCTTGAGCCCGAATTCAAGCAAAAGCCCTGTCCGGTGAACGCCCGACAGGGCTTTTGCTTTCCAGCGTCTCCTCGGCGCCACCCCTGGCGCCTTTGCCGGTCCGTGCCGGTGCTTTTTATTCTCAACGACGAAAGGTGGTGATCCTGTCTCGATCCGCTACAAAGCGGGGGATACAACGCATCGTTCGTTTGCCTGGTTCGCCAGGCTTTTTTATTCGTGTAGACGTCTGCACAAGGGTGAGGTGATGGCGAAGGTACACGTTCAGGGCTTGCCGGAGCTGCTCCGCAACATGAGCGACGTGCAGCGCAAGCATGCCCCGTTCGCAGTCGCGATGGCCCTGACGAAAACAGCGCAGAGGGCGCAAGCAGGTGTGCTGGACGTGATGCGCCAACGGTTCGACCGGCCCACTCCGTACACGCTCAACAGCCTGCGCGTCGTGCCTGCGAAGAAGTCCGACACGCAGCCCTTTGCGAAGGTGTACTTCAAGGACGATGCTTTCAAGGGGACACCTGCGAGCAAGTTTCTCACGCCTGAGGTCTACGGCGGCGCCCGGGGTGCAAAGCGCTTCGAGAGGGCGCTCATCGGCAAAGGGCTCATGCGTAGTGGTCAGTTCGCGGTCCCGGCCTCGGGTGCGCAGCTCGATGCGTACGGTAACGTCAGGCGTGCACAGATCGTCCAGATCCTATCGGCGCTGCGTGCGTTCGGCGAGCAGGGCTACATGGCCAACCGCACGAACAGCAAGCGCAGCCAACGCAAGGGCAGGGCGGCGCAATACTTCGTCGCCACGATGGACGGTGTCGAAGGCATTTGGCAGCGCAAACAGTTCGGGCATGGCGAGGGCATCCGGCCCGTCTTCGTGTTCACTGGCGGCGCACCGCACTATCGTGTGCGCGTGCCCTTCGACAAGATCGTCGAGAACGTCGCCCGCGCTCGATTCGTCGGCGAGTTCAAGTCCGCGATGGACTATGCGCTGCAGAGAGCAGCGACCCCGCGGAAGTAGCGATTCCTCGGGCTCGGCCGATTGTCCTTCCGCGCGAAAGCGCATAACAGCAAGACCAACCAGAAAGTTGAGCCATGAGCACGACAACCATCAAGTACTTCGCCTTCGCCCATCTGCCGGCGCACCTGCAGCTTGTCAGCAAGCCGATTGGCGAGCTGGCCCACCAGTTCGAGCAGCAGCTGCCTGACGGTCCCGAGAAATCGACCGGCATGCGCAAGCTGCTGGAGGCGAAGGACTGCTTTGTGCGCGCTGCCCTCGAGGCGCCGAAGCAGGCTGCAGCCGGTGCCCTGCAGCCGCATCAGCAGCGCGTCGTCGACGAGAAGCGCGACCTGGACGAGAAGCTGGAGAAGCTCGTCGCCTTCACGCGCTCCCCGACTTTCGCCGACCTCGACAGTGGCGAGCGCAACCGCCTCGACCAGCAGGCCGCCACGATGGCGATGTACTCCGACATCCTCGGTGATCGCATCGCCGCCTTCTCGCCGGCCGGCGAGGGCACCGCAGCCTGACGGTCCACAGCCCGGCCGTCTAGGCCAGCCCCGCCCCGCCTGCGGTCCTCGCCAGCCCGGGCAGCCTCCCGAATTTCCAGGGTCCTTCCCGGGGGTGTCGGTTGACGGGTAATTCGAGCCACGACATTCGTGTCGTCACAAACTTTTAAAGGGGTAGTCACCCGGTAGTCAGTAGTCAGTAGTCAGCATAAGGGTAGTCACATGGCTTTGATGGGATACCGCGAATACTCGCGGCACGCGGGCGTCACGCTGCGCGCAGTGCAAAAGGCGATCGAGGCCGGCCACATCAAAGTCCAGGAAGGCAAGAAGATCGACTCCGACCAGGCGGACCGCGACTGGCGCAACAGCGGCGAGATCCAGCGCAGCATCGTCAGCATCACGGAGACGGAGAGGCGCCCCGCGCCCTCGGCTGCTGTTCGCAACGGTGGTGCCCGGGGCGACGGGGACCTGGTCGATGATGACCCCGCCGAGGGGGAGGGAGATGCTACGACTCGCGAATACCGCGCGCACCGCGCCGATCGCGAGAAGTACAGCGCGCTGAAGCAGAAGCTCGAATACGAGCAGCTGGCCGGCGAGCTGATCCCTGTCGAGGACGCCAAGCGCATTGCGTCGACCACCTTCCGCGGCATCCGCGATTCGGTCCTCAACGTGCCGGCGCGCTTGAAGGACCAGCTGGCGGCGCTCGACGATCCGCACGCGTGCGAGCGCCTGGTGGAGTCGGCCCTCGCGGCGGCGCTGGCCAGCATCGACATCGGCAAACTGCTGCAGGAACAGGACGACTAGATGGGTGCCGTCGACGAATTCATCCGCTCGATCACGGAAGCGATCCGGCCCGACAGCCGGATACCGATCGCGGAGTGGGCGGAAACCTACCGCGTGCTGCCGCCGGACACGCCGGAGCCGGGACCGTGGCGCAACAGCCGGACCCCGTACCTCATCGGCATCATGGACGCGCTGTCGCCCGACAGCCCGTATCGCGAGGTCTACCTGAAGAAGGGCCACCAGCTCGGCGGCTCTGCCCTGGGCGAGAACTTCATCGGCCACGCGATCACCTCGGCGGCCGGCAACATCCTGGCCGTGTTCGCGACCCTTGAGGACGCCGAGAAGTGGGAGCTCTCTCGCTTCGAGCCCATGCGGCTCTCGACGGGAGAACTGAAGAAGCGGATCCGCGACGCGAACGTCAAGGGGTCCGACAACACGAAGCGCCGCAAGAAGTTCCCCGGCGGCTTCATGCAGCTGATCGGTGCGAACCGGCCTGGAGGCCTGAAGTCCTCGACGATGCGCTACGTGTTGCTCGAGGAGATGGACGAGTACGCCGGCGACATCGGCAACCAGGGCAGCCCGGAGACCCTGGCAAAAAAGCGGACGTCGAACTTTGGCCGCAAGGCGCGGATCTTCGGCAACAGCACGCCGACGATCGTCGGCGCCTCGCCGATCGACCGCAACTACCTCCGGGGCGACCAGCAGAAGTACATGGTCGCCTGCCCGTGCTGCGGCACGCGTCAGTTCTTCAAGTGGTCGCAGATGAAGTGGCCGGAGGGCGAGCCTGAGAAGGTCCGCTACCTCTGCAACGACTGCGGCGTGCTCAGCACCGAAGCCGAATGGAAGACGCGTGGCTACGAGGGCGCGTACTGGCAGCCGACCGCCAAGGGCGAGCCTGGCGTGGCCAGCTTCCACTTGCCGTCATTGTATGCGCCGCTCGGATGGCGCCCGTGGGCCGAGCTGGCAGGCGACTGGATCGCTGCGCAGAAGGACCCTGTATTACTGAAGGCCTTCATCAACAATGAACTGGCCGAATGCTGGGAGGACTTGAGCGGCCAGGTGAAGGGTGCTGAGATCGCGAAGCGCCGCGAGACCTTCCAGCTGCGCACGATCCCGCAGGGGTGTCTTGCCCTGGTCATGTCGGTCGACGTTCAGGGCAACCGCCTGGAGTACCAGATCCTGGGCTGCGGCCGCAACAAGAAGCACTGGGTCATCGACTACGGGATCATCGACGGTGACCCGGCCAAGGATGATGTGTGGGCCCGCCTGACGACACTGCGCGAGCGTCCGCTGGTGAACAGCTTCGGCGTCCCGATGCGTGTGCAGACGTGTGCAATCGACTCCGGTGGCCACCATACGCACGAGGTGTACCTGTACGCTAGGCTGTACCGGCATGCAGGCGTGTTTGCCATCAAGGGCCAAGGCGCCGCCAGCAAGCCGATCATCGGCCGGCCGGTGACGATGGATGTGAACCACAAGGGGCGGACGATTAAGGGCGGCGTGCAGCTCTGGCATGTGGGCACGCACACGGCGAAGCAGCTGCTGTTCGGCTACATCGCCTCCGACGAAGAGGCAGTGCCGGCGGACCGCTTCATCCGCTTCCCTGCAGGCCTCGCCGACGACTACTTCGAGCAGCTGACCGCCGAGGTGTATGACGCCGGAAAGAACGACTACCGCAAGCTGCCCGGCCGCCGCAATGAAGTCATCGACCTGTTCGTGTACGGCTTCGCGGCAGCGTATCACCCACTGCTGCGCCTGGACACAATGCGGGATTCCGACTGGGCCCAGCTGGAGAGCGTGGTCGAGCCGGTCAACGGTGACCTGTTCAGGCAACCGCTGCCAAGCCCGGATGGGCCGGCACCTGCGACTGAGGCGGAAGCGTCGCCAGTAGCGGACGCGGAACTGCTACCGGCGACCGTAGCTCCACCACCGCCGAGCGTACCGCCGACGCAACCTCAACAACCGCCCGAAGACGACTGGCTCTCGGGCACTGATAATTGGCTGGATTGACCATGGCATTTTCACTCACTCAACTTAACGCGCTCGAGGCCGCGATGGCATCCGGCCAGCTGTCGGTCAACTACGACGGCAAGAGCATCACCTACCGCAGCGTGGGCGAGCTGGTCCAGGCGCGCAATATCGTGCGCTCCGAACTGATCGCGGCCGGCCAGCTCCGCGAGGCGCCGCGGTCTAACCGTGGCCCAGCGTCGCTGGCCACCTTCAGCCGAGACTGACATGAACCTTATCGATGAACTGGTCAGTTTCTTCGACCCGCTAGCCGGCGTCCGGCGTGCGCAGGCACGGATGGCGCTCGAGCACGTGCGCGGTTACGACGCCGCCAAGGTCGGGCGCCGCACGAGCGGCTGGGTTGCGGGCAGCGGTAGTGCCAACGTCGAGATCGGGCCGGCGTTGACGCGAGTGCGGAATCGCTGCCGCGACGTGGTCCGTAATAACGAGTACGCGACCCGTGCCCTTGATAGCCTGGTGAGCAATACGGTTGGCGACGGCATCACAGCGAAAGCGGCCGACCAGGTGCTGTGGAACGACTGGTGCGAGTATTGCGATGCGGATGGGCAGCTCGACTTCGCCGGCCTGATCGAGCTTGCTGTTCGCACCCGACGCGAGAGCGGCGAGGTGCTGATTCGCTTCCGGCAGCGCATGCCCGAGGATGGGCTGGCTGTCCCCCTGCAGCTGCAGGTGCTGGAGCCGGACCATATCGACAACACGAAGAACGGCCCGCTCGGTAACGGCAACTTCGCGATCACCGGAGTCGAGTACAACCTGATCGGCCAGCGGGTCGCCTACTGGCTCTACCCGGTACACCCGGGTGAGGTGGCGACCTTCCGGCTGAATTCGTTGGAGAGCAAGCGCGTGCCGGCCTCCGAGGTGCTGCACTACTACCGCAAGCGCAGGCCCACTCAGGTGCGCGGCATGCCCGAGCTCGCGGTGTCGCTGCTGCGCATGCGGGACCTGGCCGACTATGAGCAGGCGGAGCTGGTGCGCAAGAAGATCGAGGCCTGCTTCGTCGCCTTCGTTCGCACGGACAACGCGACCGCACGCCTGGGGGCAACCAGCGAGGAGCCGAAGGCACAAGTGCAAGAGAAGGTTGCGCCCGGGATGATCAAGTATCTGTCGAACGCCGAGAGCGTGGACTTCGGCAACCCGTCTTCGAGCGGAGGCTTCGGCGAATACACCAGGACGCAGCTGCAAGCCATTGCCGCCGGCGCCGGCGTCATGTATTCGCAGATGACCGGCGACCTCTCCAGCTTCAACTACAGCAGCTACAGGGCCGGCCTGGTGGAGTTTCGCCAGATGGTCAAGGCCGAGCAATGGCTCGCGCTGAAGCCGATGGTGCTGGCACCGATCGCGCGCCGCTTCCAGCAGGTGGCCCTGCTAGCCGGGCAGACGAAGAAGCCGGTCCAGCCCTTCATCTGGAACATGCCGAAGCTGCAGTGGGTCGATCCGCTCAAGGATGTGATGGCCGAGAAGGAAGCGATCCGCGGCGGCCTGAAGTCATTGTCAGCCTCGATCAGGGAAGGCGGCGACGATCCCGACCAGGTGCGGGCAGAGATCGCCGCTGAGCGCGAACAACTCAAGAAACTGGGCATTGTCGTGGACTCGGATGCCGCGGTTTCCGGCAAGCTCATCGATGCCGCGACCACGGCAAAGATCATCGGCGCCGACTGAAGCCGCTTTCATCCACCAGCCCCGCAGGCTCACGCCTAGCGGGGCATTTTTTTGAGGTAAGCAATGCCGCAACCTAACGAACAGCAGCAGATCCAGCAGCTGCCGATGATGTCGCGCGAGGCGCCGGTGACGGCGGTGAACGCCGATACCCGCACGGTCGACCTGGTGTGGAGTACCGGCGCCGGCGTCCTGCGCTACGACTGGTACGCCGAACGCTACTACAACGAAGTGCTGAGCATGGACCCGGCTCACGTGCGCATGGGCCGCATGGCGTCGGGCCGCGCACCGCTGCTCAACACGCACAGCCGCTGGGATCTCAGCAGCGTCCTGGGCGTGATCCGCACGGCCGAGCTGCAGGATGGCCAGGGCGTCGCCTCGGCGGAGTTCTCCAAGCGCGCGGACGTCGAGCCGTACTACCAGGACGTGGTCGACAAGATCATCGGCAACGTCTCGGTCGGTTACACCGTGCATGCCTTCGAGCGCATCCCGCCGACCAACCCGGGCGACCTCTGGACCTATATGGCCGTCGACTGGGAGCCGACCGAGGCATCGCTCGTGCCGATCGGCGCTGACGCCGATGCCGGCGTGCGCAGCATCGACCAGCCGCCGCCGAAGATGCCCGAAGGGCGTCTCAGCCCGTGCAAATTCACCACCCGCAGTATCGATTCCAACCACCCGCCGGCAGCCGCCGGCACCACATCCCGAAAGGAAAACACCATGCCCGGTGAAACCACCACCACGGCGGCGCCGAATCCGGCCGCTCCGCAGATCGACCAGCGCGCGCTCGACCAGGCGCGTGCCGAAGGCGCCCGCGCCGAATCCGAACGTCAGGCCGGCATCCGCGAAGCCGTCCGCCTGGGCGGTCTGGACGCGGCCTACGCCGACCAGCTGATCGCCCGCTCGGACATGACCCCGGCGGACGCAGGCCTGGCCGTGCTGCGCGAGAAGGCCAAGCGCGACGCCGCAAACCCGACCCGCAGCGCCGCCGACATCCGCACCGTCTCGGACGAGACCGACATGCGCCGCACCGCGATCAGCGATGCGATCTCGCTGCGCTGCAACCCGAACGGCGAAGTGCGCAAGCACGCAGCCCGCGTCGAGGCAGCGCGCCAGTACCGCGGCTTCAACCTGATCGACATGGCGCGTGCCAGCATCGAAGCAGCTGGCGGCAGCACGCGCGGCCTGAATCGCCGCGAGATCGCGGTCCTGGCCCTGAACCTGGACCACGATATGCGTGGCCGTGCGGGCATGTCGTCCACCTCGGATTTCCCGGAGATCCTGGCCGGCACTGTGAATCGCACCCTGCGCGCGGCCTACCTGCAGCAGTCCCGCACCTTCACGGCCTGGGCCCGCCAGACCACGGCGCCGGACTTCCGCCAGGTGGCGCGCACCCAGCTGTCGGAATCGTCCGCCTTCAAGAAGATCGGTGAAGGTGGCGAGTACAAGGCGCTGACCTTCGGTGACGGTGCTGAGAAATATGCGCTGTCGAAGTTCGGCGGCATCGTGTCGATCACCTGGGAGTCGATCGTCAACGACGACCTGGGCGCGTTCGACCGCATCCCGTTCGCGCTGGCAGCTGAAGCCGCCGCGCTGGAAGGTGACATCGTGTACGGTCTGCTGACCGGTGCGCACAAGATGTCGGACGGAAAGGAGCTGTTCCACGCTGCGCACGCCAACCTGGCTCCGGCGGGCGCCGCGATCGACGAGATCGCTCTGGGCGAGGCACGTGCGGCGATGCGTAAGCAGAAGGGCATGAAGAATCGCGTGCTCAACCTGACCCCTTCGTTCCTGATCGTCGGCCCGGACAACGAGACTGCGGCGAACAAGTACACCTCGGCGTCGTTCGTCGCAGCCAAGGCCGGGGACGTGAACCCGAACTACAACACCTCCCTCGAGGTGGTCACCGAGGCGCGCATCGAAGGCAAGCAGTGGTTCATGTCCGCCGCGCCCGACATGGTCGACACGATCGAATACGCCTACCTGGAAGGCGAGGACGGCCTGTACACCGAACAGCGTCAGGGCTTCGAGGTCGACGGCCTGCAGATCAAGGCACGTCACGCCTTCGCCGCGGCGCCGATCGACTGGCGCGGCCTGTGGAAGAACCCGGGCGCGGCATAAGCCCTGGCTTCTTCAAGGTAACACCGGCGCCGCCTGCGGGCGGCGCTTCCATTTCAACTCTCTCTCCTGAAAGGGGTATCGCATGCAAAACTTCATCCAGAAAGGCCACACGCTGACGCTCGTGGCCGCCGCCGCACTGCTGGCCGGCCAGGCACAGCTGACGGGCAAGATTTTCGGCGTGGCGGTCAACGACGTCGCTGCCGGCGACTCCGGCGAATTCGAGACGGCTGGCGTGTTCGAGCTGCCGGCGCTGGCGACCGATGTCGCCGCCCAAGGCGCAATCCTGTACTGGGATGCGGCAAACCACCGCCTCACCACTACGGCTGCCGGCAACACCCGGGTGGGCGTCGCCACCGAGGCCAAAGCCAACGGCGCGGCCACGGCGATGATCAAGATCGACGCCGTCATCGCCTAAGCGCGCATATGGGATTCGATGCTTCTGTGTTCTGGCCGGCCTTCAAGGCGGCCGGCATGGTGGACGTAGCGGTCCACCAGCCACCCAACGGCGTCGCCGTGGCGTTCGATGTCGGCTTCAAACGTCCTGACCAGGTGGTGCTCGACGGGATGGTGCACAGCACCGACTACAGCATCGAGTACCAGGCCACTGACGTCACCCTGCAGCGCGGCGACGTTGTGCGGATCGACGGCGTCGACTACAAGGTCCGGCTGAAACCGGAGGCGAAGGGCGACGGTACGTTTTACGTCGCCTCGCTCGAGGTGATGAAGCCATGACCCTGCGCGAGAGTTACATCCAAGGGCTGATGGCCCTGCTCGCGGCCACGCCGGCGTTTCCGGCCGGCGTGACCCGTTCGATGTCCGTGGCGTTCGGCCTGGACGAAAGCCCGATGGTGATCGTCCACCGCGGCGCCGAGGACCTCGAGAACAGCCTGGGCGACGACACCGAGCGACACTGCGAGATCCTGATCAGCGTCGTCTCGCGGGGCGATGAACCCGATCGGGAGGCGGACGAGGTCATGGAGGTAGCACACCCGGTAATCATGGGCTTCAGCGCACCAGGCCTCTACCTGGTCGAGGAGGCCGGGACGAACGCCCCGGCGTTCGCCGGCGCAGACGGCAACGCCTGCATGGTCACTACCCGCTACAGGCTTCACTACACCACATCCCGGCTCAGTCTCAGCGCCTGAGCCCTGCAGCTTCACTCATACCGCGCAAGCGGCTTCAATTTTTGGAGGAATTACATGTCCGGAATTTCCGCACAAGGCAGCACGCTGGAGATCGGCACCGGCAACGGCGCGGCGAAGAACATCACCGCCATCACCGTTGGCTTCCCGGCCGTCTTCACCAGTGCAGCCCACGGCTTCACCAATGGCACCGTCCTCAAGCTCGCTGGCATTGGCGGCACGATGGCAGCGCTGAATGGCAGCGAGCATGTCGTCGCGAATGCGACGGCCGACACCTTTGCCCTCCTGGACGTCAACACGCTCGGCCTCGTGTTCGGTGCGGGCGGCACGGCAACGCCGAAGGCCTACACCAAGATCAACGGCCTGCTGTCGTTTGACGGCTTCGATGGCGCAGCATCCGACATCGACTCGACGGACCTGGACAGCCAGGCGATGGAGTACATCAGCGGCCTGCGCGACGAAGGTAAGTTCGGCTTCGAGACCAAGGTGCTGGCGGCCGATAACGGGCAGATTGCCCTGCGTGCAGCGCGTACCAGCGGCGCCGTGGTCGACATGAAGCTGTCGCTGCCGGACGGCACTGTCGCCAGCTTCAAGGCCTTGGTCAAGTCGATTCCTAGCTCGGGCGGCGTGAATGCCCTGTTGAAGGGCAAGGTCGACACCAAGATCAGCGGTCCTGTGGTGTGGAGCTGACCATGCGCCTGCTCTCGAAATCGGCCATCCTCGGCGCCGAAGACCTGAAGCACGAGGACGTTCCGGTGCCGCAGTGGGGCGGCACCGTGCGCGTGCGCGTCATGAATGGCATCGAGCGCGACGAGTTCCGTGCAGCGCTTGCAGCTGCAGGCGATACGGTCCCGGTCGGCAAGTTCTCGGCGGCCCTGCTCGCGGCCACCTGCATCGACGAGAGCGGCGCCCGGCTGTTCACGATGGAAGACGTCGAGGCCCTGCAGGCCAAGAGCGCTGCCTCGCTGGATGCGCCGGCCGCCGTTGCCATGCGTCTGAACGGCCTTGGTGGGACCGCGGTCGAGGACGCCGCAAAAAACTCCGCGAGCGGCCAGAGCGGAGATTCTGGTTCCGCCTAGCGAAGGAGCTGGGCATGAGCGTCCGCCAGGCGCAGCTGCAGATCAGCTCGACCGAGTTCACCGAATGGATGGCGTTCTACGAGCTCGAGCCGTTCGGCGACATCATCGCCGACCTGCGGCACGGGACTGCGGCTGCGCTCCTGGCGAACATCAACCGCGACAGCAAGGCGCGGCCGGAGCAGTACACGGCCGAGGACTTCATCTTCTGGCGCCGCGAGGACCAGGTGCAAGAAGATGCGGCACCCGTCCTGCTGGACGATCCTGTCGCCCAGTCGAACCTCCTGCGCGCTGCGCTGTTTGGGCTGCCTCCAAAATAGTTGTGGCATCATTCCTCCCGTCAACATTTAAGGGAGGAATGATGAAGGCAGCGATTCTAGCGTGCGTTCTGGCGATAGCGGCTGTTGGCTGCACGACAACAAGCGGCGTGCAGGTCCAACAGTCACAGCTGTCGAGTTTCCAGAAGGGCGTCACGACCGACGAGGATGTCATCAGGGCGCTTGGAGCGCCGACCATGTCTAGTGCGACATCAGAAGGTGAGCGGACGCTGGTTTACTCGTTCGCGCAATATAAGGCGTTCGCCGCTAGCGGGAACATGAAAGCCAATTCGGTGGTCCTGACCTTCGACAAAAACCGGAAGCTGGTGTCGTACAGCGCGTCCGACATGAACTTTAACAGCGGAGCCGTGACAGTAGGACAGCCTCGGCAGTAATACAGCACAGCGCGCAGGACGCGCGCCACCGTGAACAACAGAGAGCTCGCCCCTGGCGGGCTCTTTTTTTTGGATAACAGAATGGCAAATCTCGGCTCGCTCATCGTTACGCTGGAAGCGAACGTCTCGAAGTTCGTCGGCGACATGAAAAAGTCCAGTGAGGACACTGAGAAGGCGATGAAGCGCATCGAGGGTGCGGTCGAGCTGGGCAAGACCGCGCTCGAGGCGTTGGGCGTCGGGTTGACGATCGGCGCTTTTGCCGAGCTGATCAAGGGCACGATCGATGCGGCCGACGAGCTGCGCGACATGTCGCAGAAGACTGGCGTCGCCGTCGAGACGTTGAACGGGCTCGGCTCCGCAGCTGGCCAGGCTGGCGGCAACCTGGAAAAGATCGCTGCCGGCGCTACCAAGCTGAACAAGACGGTTGCGGAAGCATCGCGTGGCAACCGCGACCTGATGGAACCGTTCTCCAAACTCGGCATTTCCGTTAAGGATGCAACAGGCCAGCTCAAGACGGCCGACGTCCTGATTGCCGAACTGGCGGACAGGTTCAGCCAGTACGCGGACGGGCCTGAGAAGACCGCGATCGCGCTACGCATCTTCGAGGACGCCGGCGCCGACATGATCCCGCTGCTGAATGACGGCGGGAAGGCGCTGCGCGAGAACATCGAATACGCGAAGCAATACAGCGGCACGACGGAGGAGCTGGCCAACGCGGCCGACAACTTCAACGATACGATGGGCAAGCTGACCGTCCAGCAGAAGGGGTTCTACAACGCGATTGCATCCGCCGTGCTGCCGGTTCTTCAGACCGTGGCCGATGAGATGCTGGATGCCGCCGAGAATTCGGACAAGTTCTCCCTGGCGGGCGAGGTGGTCCGCACCATCCTCGAGACGTTCGTTGTGGTCGGCTCGGAGGTGGGCTTCACCTTCAAGGCCGTCGGTACCGAGATTGGCGGCATCGCCGCCCAGCTGGCCGCGCTTGCACACGCCGACTTCAAAGGCTTCAATGCGATTAGCGAGGCGATGAAGGCCGACGCCGAGAAGGCGCGCAAGGAACACGACGAATTCATCAAGAAGGTGCTGGACCGGACGCCCAAGCCGGCGGAGAAGCCGGCAGAGGACCCGGGCGCCAACAAGCCGAAGCCGCGTGCGCCGAAGATCCGCGGCAGCGGCGACGACCCGACGAAGACGCTGCTGGACGGCCGGCTCAAGGCGATCGAGGCGGCCTACGCGAAGGAGCGGGATACCGCGTCGTACCAGGACCAGTTCATGCAGGAGCTGCGCAGCCAGGAAATCGTGGATGTGCAGACGTATGCACAGTACAAGATCGCTGCGATCGAGCAGGCGCGGGACGCCGCTGTGCGTGCCTACGACGCCGAGATTGCCGCCCTGCAGAAGGCGAAAGCAGCAGCCAGCAAGGAATCCGAGAAGGCCGAGCTGGCGAACCAGATCAACGAAAAGGTCGCGCTGCGCGACAAGGCCCGGACCGACGCATCCCGGGCGCTGGAGATGCAGACGCTGAGCATGGGCGCTGCCCAGTCCGGTCTCAACAAGACCATGCGCGACTGGAACCGCGAACAGGGCCTAGCGGAGGACCAGCTCAAGTTCAACAACGACCTGTACGGGAAGTCGGCGCTCGAGGTCGCGAAGCTGACCGAGGCGCGGCGCCTCGAGCTGGACATCGAGGAGAAGATCCGGCAGGCCAAGGAAAAAGGGACGATCACCGAAGAGTCGATCGTGCAGTACCGCAAGGACGCCGCCGACCACGCCGAGCGCGTCAACAAGCTGCAGACGCAGGGCATCGGCAATCAGGTCGCCCAGCAGCTGCAGACGCCGGCCGAGGCCGAACGGCAGCTGCACGAGAACCGGCTGAAGGACCTGAAGTCCTTCCAGGAGCTGTCCCTCGAAAACACCATCGAAGGCAACCGGCTGATTGAGGAAGAAAATCGCCGGCACAACGAGACGATGGCGAACATGCAGCTGTCGGCAGCACAGAACATCCTCGGCATCGCCGAGTCGTCGGCCAGTCAGCTGTACGACGCGCTGCAGGCCGCAGGTCTGGAGCAGACGGCACTGGGCAAGGCGATGTTCTACGCACAGAAGGCGATCCAGGTCGCGACGATCATCGTGAACACCGAGGTGGCGGCAGCGGCGGCCCAAGCGGGCATGATTGCCGCTGCAGGCGCCACGGCCGCGGTGTCTGGCCCGGCCGGTCCCGCCGTCCTTGCTGCCGGCATCGCAGCGGGCGCCACCTATGCTGCAATCACGCGCGGGCTCGGTTATGCGGCTGCCGGCCTGGTCGCCGGCACCGCCATCGCAGGCGCGCGTGAGAAGGGCGGTCCGGTTTGGGACGGCGGCGCGTTCCTGGTGGGCGAAAAGGGTCCCGAAATATTCCGGCCGCCCACGCACGGCACGATCATCCCGAACAACAAGATCGGCGGCGCCGGCGGCGACATGAAGCTGACGATCGTGAACAACACCAGGTCACCCATCGGTACCGTTACCGAGCAGCGCATATCGGCGACGGAGCGCGCGCTCATCATCGAGGAGGCCGTGAACACCGTGGCATCCTCACTGGCTGACCCTAACAGCCGCACGTCGCGCGCAATGAATCGTAACTACTCCGTGCCGAGGTCCCGCTGATGACGAACCCTGTAATGCCGAACGGCTTCACGCCGACTGTTGCCGCCTACTCGATGGACGACCCGGGCGGCGTACTCCGCACCGAGGTCGCGGGCGGCGCTGCGCGCTTTGGCCTGGACTGGGATCGCGGCCCGCAGCGTTACCAGGTCACGCTGGTCCTGGACGCACTCAAGTTCTCGGTGTGGACAGCTTTCTACCACCACATCATCAAGAAGGGTGCGATCACCTTCGACATGCGGCTCGACTCAGGCTTCGGCCCCGAGCTGCACCCGGTGAACATCATGCCGGGGTCTTACTCCGCCGCGCGTACGGGCGGCGCAGCTGTCGTGGTGTCGTTCATCGTGGAGGCCGAGAGCAAGGTGTATGAGATGTCGGCTGTCGACGCTGGTGCGATGGTCGAGCTCTACAACGCCTACGGGGGTGATTCGACGGCACTGCTCCAGCGCCTGGCCATGTTCGCCCTGTCCGACGTGAATGTACTGGAGCCCTGATGAGCCTCGACCTAGAAACCAGGCTCCGGCGCTTCCTGGCGTCGGCACCGCAGACCGTCTGGTCTATCGCCACGCTGCAGATCAGCCACTCGGCAATGAGCAAAACCTACCACCTGTGGCGCGAGCCGTACGCGGGGCAGACCTTGGTCGAC